ATGACATTGTCCTTTCTAAATTGAATTAATAAACGAAGCTAGAACCACGAGCAGCCACGATTCGACGAGCGCCAATCTTATGTCGCACCTGGAAAAGCATCGTATTGTTAGAGCCTTGAGCCTGGAATGGACGCTTTGTCACATCTGCACCAGAAACAAACGCAGCATTGAGCGCAGGCTGCGCGCCAAGCAGACGCGCAAAATGCCAATCGTTTAGCGTCGTCAAAAACTCACCGTGAACACGAGATTCCTGGTAGCGGTAATCGTCATACCGATCCTGATAGCCGAATACGCTATCCGGATTCGCTCCCAGCGCGTACACCTCTTTCATAAGAACAGGCTGTTGACCGATGTGCTGAAGTTCTTTCTGGAAAAAATCTTCCTTCGTCCGACGATTCCACGTGCGGAATATGCCATTCGGATACATGGATTCAGGCATGACACTAATGAACGAATGAATGTATCCGTGTTCCTCGAAAAACTTGCGATAACGGTTGCTTCGCATAGCTGCGATACCGTGACCGTATAGTTGACCGACACCATTCACATCAGCAGTAGTGGAACCGGTCTGAAGGACTTCACTAAAGCTAATATTCTGTGAAGAACCACCGAGATACTCTGGACGCTGCAAGCGAGCATCTGAAGATCGAACACCTAAATATGCAAGATACTCTGTGTAACGAGAGCCATAACGAGCGCGAGCCTCCTTATAACGCTGCAACGCAAAAGCCTCACGAAAATCATTAATGTCAGCAATAAGCTTCAAATCAAGAGCGGTGCCGCCAGCATTCATCCTCAACAAAGGCGACTGCTGATAATCATTAGATGCCTTCCAATTGCCAGCCGCCGTATCACCGGAACCCGGTTGGAAAATAGTCGGCGTAGAGGTGGCCGACTGTTGAACGTTAGCCGCAATACCACTAATCGCACTAGCTACCTGCACCGTAGAACCTTTTTGCTCCCAAGGCCGAGCCGTCGTGAAGTAGTCTTTTTCCCACGCCGGAGACTGCAAGACAGTAGACGTAGTAGTGTCTGCGCCATCAGCCAAACTAATTGTCAGTGGCGTCTGTAAATCCTGATCGCGATACCACTGATTCCAGATTAACGCGTATCCACGGAACGGCAATGCACTTACTACCTGAGTGCCGTTACCGACCGGTACACCCAAATAATCAGCTAAAGACTTTGCGGCAACGTTCGTCAAACTGATCGTAGGGAAAACCGATGCGTTGAGGCCATCGGCACCACCAGTGATAAAATTTTCCCAGCTTGACCAAACAAGACGGTGCGGGACAAACCAATGATGGAGTTTAATTCTAACACGATGCATCGGTGGAGATGACAAAGGCATACAACGTGCGAGTATGCTAGCAGCATGCTGAATAGTATCGCCAGGCAAAACCTCAAGTAGACCACAAGGAATCAACTGACCCATATCAGCAGAAAGCAACTGCGTATTGCTTAAATTAAATTTAGAGCGTTTCATGTTTTTTCCTTTTGAAAATAACGGCAGGTTGATTGATTTCACGATACGCAGCAATCTGCCGTTTCTTGCGGCGTATCTCGGACTGCTCCTTACGATGCGCAACTACTTGCGCGTGTAGCGCCCAATAATCCGGCGTGCCAAACGGCACATCGCGCAACTCCTTAACAAGCGCCCTTTCAAAAACAGATTCCGGCGAATCTTCGAGTAGACCATTTTGGTATCCCTCGGTTAATGTCGGACTTCGGACGAACTTCTGCCTGATGTATCGGGCGACAGGCCATCTTTGACCAAGCAGGTGAAACTCGCTTGGCAGTTGCAACTGCCCATCAGGTCTCTGACCGAGTCTGACACCGCATCCTCCAATTCCTCTGGAGAATAGCCGAAAGGCAGGGTATCGAGCGCGACCATCAGGACTAGAGTAACGATCGCACGAAATGACCCGTTCGCCAAGTAAGTAGTCGAGAACATAAGAGATTGACGCTGGTTCCAAGTCACCAATATGGTGACTTCCAAACTGCCACAATCGAGATAACAACACGCTAATATCTCTAGGGTCTGTCCGCGAGAAGAGGAGAATGTGGTAGTGAGCTCTACCGAATCGCTCGCCGTAGTGTCCAATCGAAACATACCTGAATTCTTGACCAATTTTTCTAAGTCTCTTGAAAAATCGCTGCAAAGCCCGCCGATCGCACCATGTCTCGTAATCGCCTGCCGCTTGTTCATTTGGCACCTCATATGTCAACGTAATAAAGTAATTAAACGGCCACTGCGTCGCTTCAAGTAAACAACGCGCTTGCCACTTGCGTCTGTTATTTATTCGACAGTTTATGCACTGGCCACATGGGAAACTCCCGCCACTCTTGAGAGTGGCGGGTTTTATGCAAATCACATCCGCCAGCCGATGCGCTGAACGCCCGAACCGCGACGATAGCGACGGCTGCCACGACGAACGCGACGAGCGCGAATCACGCGACGACTACGACGATATCTCATTTCACACCTCCTTTCTTCCACGCCTGACGCGGGATTTTTTTACTCAATTTATAGGATTTGTAGGCCTTGTAGCCGGCCATGCCAAGACGGGCAGCACCGAATCCGACGCCGAGAACACCACCACCGATAAGGCCAGCAGCCACAAGAGCCATCGCTGTTTTCTGAGATACACCAAGATTTGCGGCGATAGTAGCAATGTCGCCGTAGCTCTCAGGATCGAGATTAAGCGCTGGATTAGGGACATACGTATCCTCTCCTGATACAGGGTCTGTAGCGCGCAACATAAGCGGATGACGGGCGGCTGTCAAGCCATAATTTTTACGATCCGTAGCCGTAGTTTCGTCAGGCTTGACAAGAATGTCCGGATTACTGGTCAGCGCCGAAGCCGGCGCAGCAGTGCCTGCAAGGTTGGCCGGATGTGTCGTAAGCACTGGAGCTCGAACGGCTGGGGATGGTGGCTGCTTGGCTCGGCTCAACTCGAGCTGATCTTGTTCGAGCGCAGTCCGCTGCCGCTCGATCGCCAGTCTGTTGAGCTCCAGCTGCTGATCATCCATTATTTTTTGAACCTCACTCACACCATGATCTTTCGCAAATGACGCTGTCATACCAGCGGTAGCGCCTGACGATACCACAGGTGCATTAGTGCTGGTGTTTACGCCCAACATGGCTAAAGGATGAATACCGTGATCTTTCGCCAACTGCATTTTTTGATTAAAACTCGCAGCCTCCATCATCAGGCTATTTAAGTTTTGCTCCTTTTGCATCTCCCTACGACCACGGTTTAGTGCGTCACGAACCGGGTCGGGCACATCATTCGAGCCAAAGATACCGCCGCCGGCCGCGATCTGGCCAACGTCAATGCCAAACGAACCACCTAGATCTAATGCCATTTAACACCTCCACTCTGATTGTCTACGACGGGTGCCACCGGCACCCTTGCGACGCTGATTCGTCGCGAACAACACCTCACGCCGGATAGCGCGCCTGGCACATTGCAGCGCGCGCTCAGGCAGACTATCGAACATGCCAGACCAAGGTGTCCGTGCAGCCTGCCGCTGCGCGGCGGGTCTAACCCGCCCGCTTGCGCGGACGGGAAGGGTCGGCGGTGCCGAAATTCCGACACGCCGGTTAGTAGTGTCATCTAGCACAGTTCGTATCAAGGGGACGAACTGTGCGGATGGCAACGGCAACCGAGAGCGCCGACTAACCGTATGAACGAGCGCTGATTGAGAGTAGCGCGTTATCGGCCGCTGTCTATTCCGGTTGCGCATCTGGCACCTCCTTCCCTTCGGGACGCGGAGGCGCGTTCACCGGCTCCTGCGGAGCCGGCGAATTAAGCTTCCGAGCCTCGTTATTAGCATCGAGGAAGGCGCGATACTCGGCTTCAATGCCTTCGAGAGCACGAAGCTCGTGAATCGTCATGGGCTCATCCTCGTCAACGTTGAGATCGTCAGCTTCTTCTGGGGACTCGACCTCGTTACGCGCGATCGCGAGCGCTAATTCCTGCTGAAAAATACGCCGAAGCTCGGCTACACGATCCGGAAGGGCAAGACCACTATCAATTGCGACAGGCGTATCGTCTAGGGTGACCGTGCCGTCAGGATTATGCTTAAACAAAGGTTTCATGACATTGTCCTTTC